GCGTTCGCTTGTCCACGACCTGTCAAAGTACGGCTGGACCGAAACCAAACATTTTGCTCGCACTATTCGCAAGCTGAGAAACACGACGTACGGCACCGATGAATACTTCGCGTTGCTTGAATCTATCAAGCCAGCAATAGAGCATCACTACGCAAAGAACCGACACCATCCAGAGCATTACAAAAACGGTATTCAGGACATGAGTGCCCTGGATCAGTTGGAGATGATCTGCGATTGGTGTGCGGCGTGCAAGAAACACAAAGACGGAAACCCGATTCAAAGTGCTGCGATCAACGCTAAGCGTTTTGATTATGGACCGACCAAGCATTTGTTCTATCGCAAGGTAATCGTTGACCTTGCCGAAGCAAAGAGTGCAGAGTTGGATGTGAATGTAGAGGAGCATTATGAGAGAACTAGAGTTCAGCGGACCGGCAACAAGCAAGGCAGTCAAAGCAGCAATCAGCCAAGATTTGGATGATCTTGGTTTTGTCGTAGGTAAAGAATTCATATACGGTCCCCGATGCTCAGGTCGCACCACCAAATTGTTGGAAGAAGCCTTGCATCAACTCGACTTCATGGATCCTGGTGATGAGATTTGGATTCTAAGCCCTCGTATGCAAGATGCCAAGATGCTGTGCGAGCATGTCGGCAATCACATGGCCGAGGAGATGGGTTTCGAGAGGGAGGATTTCATGGGACCATATCACAATGCTAAAACGAAAGCGAGTGTTCTAGGACTCGGCCCGGCTTGTCGTTACTTTCTTACGTTCAAAGAGGATAAGCACATCCACTTTTGTACAATAGATGCACTTCCCAAACAGTTAATAGGACGACGATTGACGTACAGTCCATGTATCTTTATTGACCATATCTGTTATGAGTTTGGGACGATTCAAGAGTCGCCCCACGACTTGTATCATGCGTTGCAGAATGCAGTATAATGTTGTTAGCTGGTATTGATTATAGTTTGGTGTCCCCTGCCGTCTGTCTCTACTGCGGCGAGATTGGTGAGTGGGATATTGATAAGTGCGAGCTTCACTATGTCAGCAAGATCAAAAAGTACGCGAGCATCTCCGAGTACATGCGACCCCGCAAAAAGACAGTCCGCGTTGTAGGACATGAGTACCCGACCGAGTATCCCGAAGGCAATGAAAACGATTGTGGTCGTTACGATGCGTTGGCAGAATGGGTAATGGATTTAGTTGAGGAGTGCAGCGGTGTAGCTCTTGAGAATTATGCGTTCGCTGCCAAAGGAAAGGTCTTCCATATAGCAGAGAACACGGGAATCCTCAAGCATCGCCTATGGCAATGGAGCATCCCGTGTGTTCTTGTTGAGCCGACAGTGGTGAAGAAGTTCGGTGCTGGTAAAGGTAACGCGAAGAAACCGGACATGCACGAAGCGTTCAAAAAAGAAACAGGCGTTGATCTTTGGAAGAAGATCACGCCTGGTAAGAAAGATGTTGGCAATCCAACGACTGATATGGTAGATGCGTATTACATCTGCAAGTGGTTACATGATTTCATGCTAGAGGCCGCTCAGGTGGATTCCACCAGTCACTAGGATCCGGTGGACCATCTTCGAGATATCCTTTGAATGGTGGGGGATCAAATTTCAGCTTGGTGAGCATATCTGGATGAAAGATAGTTTCATGCGGTCCATCGAGCAGATGCCATACAACGGAAACATTTCCGTTGCGTAATCTCGCTACGACTTCCATAACGGGTCCGCCGGAATTCAATACAACGTCATCGCCCAAGACAATCATGATCGCGGAACAAGAATGTTGAGGTCGTGTTCGTGAGAGTTGGCTTGAATATCATACAATTCAGCAAGCTGTTCTAAAGCCTTGATGAGTTCATCCCTGGTCATCGTAGACAAAGGTTTACCGTGCCAGTGTGATTCAGTCATATCAAATAAATCCTTCTATGCCCGCAAGGGCATCTTTAACACTATGGTTGGGTTCTTCCAACATATCCAACTCCTCGAAACCTTCATCCATCATGTCGATCACTGGAAGCAAGTCATCCATTTTCGCTGCGATGGCGCGTTGTTTACAGATGTCAGAGTCGGTATCGAACGTAACAAAACGCACGGTAGAGTCACCGTAGTTTCCATTCTTGGACTCATCGAGCCAAAACTTGCGTCGTGATTTCGTCGTGTTGGTTGCATCGAGGATAACCGTCTTGTGTCCCGCGTGGAACAATGCCCGGACCATGTAGCGAACGACCATCCAGACGGTGGGTTCGGCCTCACGCACGAAACGTTGTCCAGTAACCGACAACCGAACCGCGTCAGGGTTGACGACGGGACAATGCAGTTGCTTAGAGGTAGCTAACGCCCAAGTAGACTTGCCGCTTCTGGGCAGTCCGACGGTGACGATCAACGTGTTCATAATCTAAAAGTCTTTCAAGGCCTTGCCGGTTCCCCAGCAATGCTCACATTTGTCCTTTGAGTTTTGCCACTTCTTCCCTTTACCATCGCACTCAGGACATAAGTCTTTGGTGTAGTACAGTTGCCGAATGCGGGAACTGAAATTGGGATCGCCGTAGTACTCGCTTGCGAACCGGGCTATGTCCTCGTATGCGTCACGCTTAGCAGCGTTGCGAACCATTTCCGTTTCGAAGTCAGTTAGTAACCTTCCACGACGTATGCGGTGGCGCACAAAGGCGACCAGAGCGTTGATTATTGCAAACACTGTCATCGCTAATATCACGATCAGGAATGCATCTGCAATAAGTCCGAGGGTCATTTTTCAAATTCGTCCATGTACTCGTCCATGGAATCAGGATTCTGCATAGCGTCACGAAGATCGTTCTTGCGTGAGCCGCGGTTTGAACGTTTCTTGGGACCGTTGCTGATCTTTTTGGAACTAGTAGACCGCAGGTCCATGAAATCGTCCATGTCCAGTTCGAGTTCACGCCGAGTCATCGGTCGTTTCTCACCATTAGATTGTTCGGGCATTGAGTTTACTCAGTCGATGCTTCTACGGGTGTAGGTTCTGGGAGCAGCCCAGGATAGGCCGCTCTCACTAGCTTTTCGGTCAGACCGCGGCGCTTGAGTTTCTTGCGAATGCAAGCGTGAAAGATGTCTGCCTCGTCGGGGTGAAGTCCTTCGCAAATCTGACATAGAAGTTGTCGTCGCCGTTCTTGAGTGAGCGTCGATGGGCCTTCCATGAAGATGTAGAATTTCTTATGCTCCATGTGCAGCGTAGTCGGGTTGTGCCCGAACGGTGCTTGGTCAGGCTCATAAACCAGTTTCGTACCAAGATCCTTGAATTGAATCTCGGTGTCGAATTGGGCTTTAAGGATGGCGCGAACAGCACGACAATCGTACTTCGCCAGAATAGCAAGTCGTTCCTTGCGTGTCTTGGCCGAAGAAATTTCATCTAGTACTTCGGCTACGGAAATCATCATGGTGGGCTTATTCACGCTCAAAACTCCTGAATGCTGGACATCAGCTTAGTCAATTTGTGCTTGATGAAGTATGGGAAGATTTTGCTTCGTGCTCCCTCAGGAGTCTTGGCGTATGCTTCCAATGCTGCATCTGCAATGTCTGTAGGTATGTAGGTGAAATCAACCATCTGCCTGTTGCGATCCAGGTTAGAAAGTTGGACATCGGTACAGAAGTCCTCTGGATCAAGGTCCATCCATGTCTCAAGTTTCTTGGTCGATATACCCTTTTGTCGTTTACCCTCTGTCACAAACACGTCGTCGGCAGAGAGAAAGTTGGGAACCCCATCGCTGGTATCACCACGGAAGATATGCTCACGCAGGAACCGCTCAGGATCTTTGCACTTGAGCAGGGCTTTCTTGGTGGGACTCCATTGCATAACGTGAGGGTACTTCTGCAATTGCTGGAAGTCTTTGTCACTCGACACAATGATGGTAGGTTCGTGGACGTGCTTGCATATGGTCGCAATGATATCGTCAGCTTCCGCTCTCTCAACCCATACGTTTTTGTACGGGAATGTTTCTCTTAGCTCGTCTCGGATTTGGTTCAGCCCGTTGATGACATGAAGCCATGTGGGGGTTTCGTCAATCTCTACACCATCAGGTGAAGCGGTCACACGCGCCAAGGTCGCGGCCTTCTGCTTTGCTCGATTGGCTTTGTATTGCGGGAAGATGTCTCTGCGCCAAGGATCGCGGGCGTCATGACAGAGAACCATTTCCCCATACTTGTTGCCGAACCGGACGCGATAGGATCGCAACGTGTTCAGCACCATATGACGAACAAGGTCAACGTCGATCGTTGGTGAGTTGCGAAGATTTATCATAATCGTCGCAATCATGACTTGGTTGAAGTCAACTAGGATCATTATCTGTTCCCTTCTCCTCTACTGCATCGGCAGGGATAGTGCGAATGAGTTCCTGAATCGTCTGTGCGGTAGCCGCGTGGGCGGGCAATTTCCTGTCTCGTTCAAACCACATGGCGATCGCACATA